AAGAACCGCTGCCGCTCCAATGATTCCTGCAGTCGGTAAAATTGATAATGATGCCAAAGCGTCCTGGCCGTCATCGTGCGGAGCATTCGGAAATGATTTTAACTCGTCAATAATATCTTTGTTGCTCATCTCTCCTCCGGTTTCGGGGTTCTCGGTCCTCTGGGAACTCCCTTGTCGGAACGAGGCGCCTTGTTCTTGGATCCTTTAGGTCGGCCTGCGTATAGCCTGCCGTTTTCAGCCGACGATGTGGCCTTCTTTTCGCTCTTGGCCGAGCCTGCGTAAACTCGCGAAATATGCTTCGCTTCTTCACGCGTGAGCTCGTGCCCGCAATGTGGACAAATAATCATACTAGATATTTAGAAATATTTTCTTGAAAAAGCAAGAAAAATTTTCAAATACGATTAAAATAAATTATATTTTAATTAGAATTATTTATAAATAATTAAAATAAATTATTTAACCTCGAACGAGACGGAGTCTATCAGCTGATGGGTATCGATAAGTGGAACCGCGCTCGGCCTTCCGTTGTGGCGCCTTGCAGCCAGCGTCTTTTCAGAAAGTCCCTGGTATTTCTTGCTGTCCCTTATCGCTTCCGTCACCTTGTCCTTGTAGAAGGACCCGATAGCTGTCGCGAGCTGTCCGACGGTCATTTTTCCGGAAACCACCTTCGGGACGTACCTGGCGAGAATCCTTTCCCGTTCCTTCTCGAATTTTTCCATCGCCACCGTCATGAACGGTCTCGCGGGAATTTCGGGGTATCTCCTTCCCTCCGCAGTCACTCCTGCCTCCCTTCCGTAGTTGAGGGTGCGTGCTATGAGCGCATTAGATACGGGCGCCTTCAGGGACGGCGTCGGCTTTCCGGTCTTCTTTCTAGAAACCATGTTTTCGTAGGCCTTCCTGGCCGTACCGTTTCCGTCAATCCAACCGACGCGGACCTGCATGGTCGCAAGTTCTTCCAGTACCTTGAATTTGGTCATTAAATCTTCGTAGCTCATACCGATAATATACATAGGAATCGCATGCAAAGCAAGGATCAGACGACACTTAATTTAGGCTACTACTCCGTAAAGGAGATCGCCTCTAAAATCGGGTTCCATCCGGACACCGTTTACGGATGGATCGAGAAAAGGAACATGCCTATCCGCAGGGCCGGCAAGCGTTGCCGAATTACGGTCTACTGGCCGGAATTTATCAAGTGGTGGCAGAACTTGAGGAACGACTAGCGGATGTTCAAAGGGCAGGACATGAAGGAACTGGGCCGCCGCGCAGGCATAGCCAGCGGAATCGCCCGGAAGAGAAGCAAGGAGACGAGGGATGTGGCGAGGCTCATACTCGGTCTCCAGTTCTTGCCCAAGGGAAACCTAGCGACAGAAATCAAGAAGGTCGGCATCGACGTAAAGACCCCAGTGCAGCTGCGCGAAGCGATTTGCGCCGTCATGGGATGCCAGGCGCTGAAGGGCAACGTGAAGGCCGCGAAGTTCCTCTTCGATATAGCGGAAGAAACACCGGACGCAAAGGAAACGAAGCTGAAGGTTGTCCAGCTCGAAAAGATGGTGAATGCCATCGATGCCGAAGTGGTGAAACCAAAGGCGGGGCCGGAAGTGACCCCGGAAGAAATTTCAGAATCTCTTTCCAGGATGGGCGTTATCGATGGATGATAAGGACAAGTACATTCTGCAGAAAGAAGCCCGCAGTAACCTTGCGGCGTTCATCCTGTCGATGCACGACGATTACAAGATGGGGTGGTTCCCGCGTAACGTGTGCGCACGTCTCATGCGATTCTATCTCGCGTCCGTGAAGGGCTTAAGCCCTCGCTTGATATTGACAGCTCCGCCACGTTCCGGAAAGAGCCAAATAGTGAGCCGCGATTTCCCGCCATGGACTTTCGGCGTGAATCCGGACATCGGCATCATAGCTGCGTCGTACAATATGGATCTGGCGTCAGCGATGGGGCGCGACGTGCAGGCAATTATGAAGCAGCCGGAATACCGCGAGATTTTCCCGTCCGTGAACCTCTTGGAGCGCCGCTCTTCGGTGACGAACATGACGGCGGTGCAGAACGCAAAGTATTTTGAAATTCCCGGCAGGAAGGGTAAGTACATAGCCGCAGGCGTGAGTACCGGCATTACGGGCAAGGGCGCCGACATCGCCATCATCGACGATCCATTCAAGGACCGCAGGGACGCAGATTCGCCGACAATGCGTGCGAGGGCGTGGGACTGGTACACATCGACTCTGCGCACACGTCTTGCACCAGGCGGTGGCATTATAGTTATGCACACAAGGTGGCACGAGGACGACCTCGTCGGCCGTCTACTGCAGGCCGAAAAGAGCGGCGGCGAGAAGTGGGAGCTCGTAAGCTATCCGGCAATTGCCGAACATGACGAACGCTACCGAAAGGAAGGCGAGGCTCTGCAGCCGGAACGCTACAATTTGCGCGAGCTCGAAGCCATACGCAGCGCCGTCGGATCCTACGACTGGGCCGCACTTTACCAGCAACACCCGACACCGAGGGGCGGAGGTATCTTCAAGGGTTCGTGGATTCGACACTGGCAGACCCTCCCGGCCATTTTCGATCGCGTGATTCAGAGCTGGGACTTTACCTTCAAGGATTCGGCGAACGGCGACTACGTGGCCGGGCAGGTATGGGGCAGGGTAGGCGGCAATTTCTACCTGATAGACGCTGTATGCGAGAAAATGGACTTCGTTTCGCAGGCTAGGGCCATGCAGAGAATGTCCGCAAAGTGGCCGCAGGCCATCGAGAAGGTGGTGGAAGACAAGGCGAACGGCCCTGCCATCATCTCGTCTCTCGGCTCCAGGATTCCGGGTATCGTCCCCTATACGCCGAGGGGCAGCAAGACGGCCCGCGCCTACTCCGTTTCGCCTCTTTTTGAATCCGGAAACGTGCTTATCCCGCCATTGGATGACGATCACCCGTGGGTGAGGCATTACATGGAAGAAATCCTTTCATTCCCGAACGCCCCGCACGACGACCAGGTGGACTCTACGACGCAGGCTTTGGACGTTCTCGCCACTTCCGGCGGGGGTAGCGTCCTGGACTTTATTTAAGGAGACTTGAAAAATGACAAAGAAAGCAAAATCGATCATGGACGGCGCCTATATAAATTCCGCGACCGGCCTCGGCATGATGTGTATGGACAAGAGCGAGAACGTGCGCGTGACTCCGTACGAGGAATGCGACCTGCAGAAGCTCGCCACGATGGTGGTGAAGGACGGCATCGCCGACTTTATCGTGAACGGCTATTCCGAAGCCGCCCTGATGAAGGACATCACCATCACGAACGATTCCGAAGGCAAGGCGCTGAAGAAGGTCTACGAAATCGGGCTCATTGACGCGCTCAAGGAAGCCGGCTCGAATTCCAGACTTACGGGCGGCTCCGTAATCGTTACCGAGTACAAGGGCGACGACAGCATCGAAGCGCTGAAGACGTCTCCGCAGGCGAACAAGGAAATCGTCGGGTACAGGGTCTACAGCGCCGGAAACGTGAAGCTGGACAAGAACGACTTCAATGGCAACGAGCCGAACATCATCAACGTGAAACTTATAGACGGCTCCGAGGTTGCGGTAAATCGCGAACGCTGTACCGTCATCCACGGCAAGAAGCTCCCTGACGTTCTTTCGGGCGTGTCCCTCCGTGAAAGGTATTTCGGCGTTTCCGAACTCCAGAAGGTGGAAGGCGACCTGCGTACATTTGCGGCCATTTGCGGCGCAATTGCCAACATGGCGCAGGAAACGGGGGTCCTTCTTACCAAGTTTGCGAACTTGAACATGATGCTTTCGAAACCGGACTGTGGCACAAAGGACATCCACACTTTGCTCACGTCGATGAAGCTCTGCATGAATTCCATGCGCATGACCTATGTCGGCAAGGATGACGATTTCCAGATCTTAAACCATACTTTCGCGGGCCTTCCGGAAATCGTGCAGAAGTATATGGTGACGATCTCTGCGAAGTCCAGGGTGCCCGTGAGCATCCTCTGGGGCGTAAGCGCCAGCGGTCTCGCACAGACGAACGACGCCGATGTAAAGATGTGGTGCCAGGAAGTGGAACAGTGGCGCTCCAAGACCCTGTACAGGCCGGCCTGTAAGCTCATTTCAGACTTTACCCGACGCAACCTGAAGAAGGAATATTCCGAATTCACCTGGGGCGAAGTGGACGAAATGACGCTCAAGCAGGTCCTGGAATCCAAGAAGATGCAGGCCGAAACGCTTGAGAAATACTACAACATGGGCGCCGTGGACAAGGACGAAATCCGCGACGGCGTATTCGTGAACGGTCACAGCTGGGAAATCAGCGTGGAGAAGTAAGACATGAACGACCTGGTAAGGTTTTCCACAAACGTGTCCGCGCTTTACGGAAAGAAACGCGGCCGTAAGCCCGTTTTCAATTCCAACATGTTCTACCCGCACGTGCAGGAAAGGGAACTGCAGGGCGCCACTACAAGGGAATTCTTGCGCTTTATCGCGGAGGCCCTGCTCGTGGCGGAAAACGGCCTCACGCTTGCCGACGACCTTGGCGAGCTCTCCGATCTTGACCCGAGGCTCCCGGACGATTTCAGGGAAGAAGTCTCGAAGGTGGGCAAGTCCATCGAGAACAAGGCGCTCTCGAATTTTGCCGAGCAGTCGGAAATGATCATCGGAAAGCCTTATTACCCGCCCGAAGTCAAGGAGGACATCATCAAGACGTGGGAGGCGAACTTCCAGATGCTCTGCAAGTCTGCGGAAACGGATGCCAAGAAGGACATCGCGCAGATTGTGCAGCAGGCAAAGAGTGAAGGCTGGAACAAGGACCGGCTCGAAAGGGCCGTAAAGGCCAACCTTACCGACAAGTACAAGAGCCGCGCCGAGCTTATCGCGAGAACGGAGACTGCGAAGCTGAATTCGCAGGTGAGTCTTGAGACGTACAAGAGCATAGGCATCGAATACTATACCTGGATGACGACCATCGACGGCCGTGAACGCCAGAGTCATGCCGAAATGAACGGCCTGATTTGTTCCGTGGACGATCCGGACGTTTACTTCGATGAAAACCCGGAAGACCCGATGCGCCCGATACGCAAGGAACGCACCGGCAGCATGGTCCACATGCACCCGGGCACCGATTTCCAGTGCCGATGTTCCATGGTGGCGTGGGACCCCTACATTAACGGCAAGTACGAAGTGAAGGAACTACCGGAAGAAGAGCCGGAGGAAAAGGAGCCTTCCAAGCTGGAGCAGGCGCAGGAAGAAACGGCAAAGGCTAACGAAAGGGCGCAGGAAGCCGAAAGCAAACTGCGCCTGATGACTGC